TCAGCTTCGGGTATGCCTTCAGCTAATACAACATTTTGATCGCTTAAAACAACATTTTTATATGTCATTGTTCCATCTTTAGTTCCACTTACAGCTTCTGGCACTGCTGTAACTTCATGAGCAAAAAAACCATCAACAATTCTATCTTTATTATCTTTCCAATTAAATCTATATGGCTTTAAAGTTTTTAACCTTGTAATACCATCAGAGATTAAGACTTCATTTTCTTTCAAACGATAATCAGAGGCAGTATTGTATTGAACATTACTTGTGCTTGCAAATATACCTCCAACACTATTACCATCTGACCTTCTAAATTCAATCATAATTGCAGATTGACCACCAGTTGCGTGACCACTTTGGCAATCAATACAAGATCTTTGGCTGCTGTGATCGTGACGAAAATATGAAACTTTTGCTTCTCCATTATTTCTTACTGTTAATCCTGTTTCTCCACTTATCGCACTTGTATTTCCAATATGTAAAGCACCAGATGAAGAAAATCTTGCAATTTCATTACCAGAACTTGTACCACCTCTTTGAAAAACTATTGGACCTGATGGAGCGCTCAAACACACTGAAGATGCTGGTAAATTAACCGCACCACCATTACCGACAAAACCTCTTAAATCACCACTAGAGGAATCAGTGAACATCATTCCTCTATTAATACTAGCTCTACATCTTATAAAGGCATCACCGCTTGAGTTCTCAACGTGTAAAAGTGTGCTTACACTCGTCTGACCACCAATAGATAATCTACCATTACTATCTAATTGCGCTCTAAGTGATCCACCTGTATTAATATTTACAGTATCAGAAGCAAATGAAAAGCCAGTATTTGTGTCAGAACCTACTATCGAGGGTGCTGAAGCTGACCCATCAACTCCCGAGATGCCTGTAGTACCGTTTAATGTTAAAGCCATAGTTAAAGAATAACAAGAATTGCACCGCTTGGCACGGTTATAGTTACACCAGCATTGATTGTTGGTGAAACTGAATGAGCATTTTTATTTGCAGTAATTTCGTAATTTGTAGTTACTGTTTGATCGTTCTCAAATACCCATTGATCGTTAGCACCACCAGTTGCACCTGCTCCACCAGCAACTGCTGTAAAAATACTACCATTAAATATTTCAGCTTCAGTTGTAGTTGAATTAAATCTTATATCACCAGCCGTAGGACTTGAAGGTCTTTGTGCAGTTGTACCAGCTGGTAGTCTTAATGCGCCAGTATAATTGTGTACGACAGTTCCTGTAAAAGTAGCTCCTGATAAAGCAGCAAGACCTAAATTAGTTTGACTTACATTGCCTAAAGTAACAAAAGCATTATTAGCTCCATTTCTTATCTTCAATAAATTTGTATCAGAATCAATATGTGGCTGGTAAGCAGCTAAATTTGCAGCACCGCTAGGATCACCACTAGCAGCATTTAATGTTCTTAAAGCTCCAAAAACATCTTTTATTGCAGCCCTTACAGCTGCACCAGTTGCGTTTGCTGGTTCGTAATTATTATTAGTTTCTTTATTAGTGCTATTTGGTCTTGTCATTAATTAAACACCTTTTCCAAATCCTACCGCAGAAAAGTTGAAATTTCTATTAATACTAGCATTTGATGAGTTTTTGAAATGTACAGAAAATCCTGTAGATGAAATATTTGTAACTTGAAAATAATCACCGCTAGTTATGTTATCTGTTGCAGTTATTCCTATTGATGGTAAATTACTGTTTGCTCCAAGTAAAGCAGAAGTACCAGTAAAAAATGGATTTGAGAAAGTAATATTTTTAACTCCACTACCTGATGCAATCGCTGTTGCACTTTGTTCAGTTCTTCTTTGAAATGTTGCAGTATAACCTAATTCACTAATATGAATATTTTGGGCTGGATCAGTAGTAGATAACACTGCCTTGAATTTAAAACCTCTACCTTTATATGTACCGTTTACAAATGTTTGAAAAGCTGTGTAAGTTGGTGAACCTGATGATGGATTATCTTGAGTAACGGCAACTAATACCTCACAGTTAACAGCCGTTGCAGCAGCACCGTCAAAGTCACTCCATGTATCTATCAGGGCAGTTCTAGAGTCGAATAGTGACCCTGAATAGAAACCTTCTGAGAGTACGTGACGTTTAAGATCAAGACTAAACACTGCGCCTAAATCTAAGACTTCATTAAAAGCATATTCACCAGTGGCATTTGTAGCTGGATTAGTAAGTTTAATAGAGTTAGTAGAAGAGTCGAATGTTAAATTAGTTTTTGTACCTTGAAACTTAGGTGAATCGTTATCCTCTCTTCTAGTTTGTACAGTTAGAGCGCCTAATGCATCTGGCAAATCAATAATTATAGAAGCCGAACTTGTACTTAAATTTCCAGTGTCATCTTCAAAACGTACAAGATATTCGCCCTCAACGTATGGAACTGTAATTTGTGTGCTATTACCAGCAAGTTTATCAATGTCAGTGGCATTTTGAAACGTACCAGAGCCGTCTGTTTTAGGAGAATGTCTTATTCTACAAAAACCACCATGAATAACGTCAGTATCTACTGAAGCGTCCCATCTAAGACGAATTAATTTAGGACTTATTGGTTCTATCCTTAAATTTTGTACATTAGCTGGTGGTGCTGTTTTTCCTACAGTTGCAATCGAAACGGTTGAGGGACTAGCAGATGGTTGTCTTAATGCGTTATAGCTAAACACTCTAATTTCATAAGTTCCTTTCTCACTATTAAAAATCTCAAAATCTGTTCTACCTACAGTAACGCTTGTAAAATTACCGTTGTTAAATCTGTATTGAACACGATATTCTTGTACACCAGATACTGCCTGCCAGTTAACAAACACTTTGCTGATAGCCCGATTGTTTACAACAACAATTTGCTCGTTAGCCGATAAATTTGTTGGTGCTGGTTTTTTATCTGTAAGTGTTGTTATATTTCGACTAGGCAAGGTTGTGCCATCTTCTACAAAAGCATATTTACCAGTGTTATGAAATACAGCACTAATTTGATATGTTAAAGCACTTACTTCCGTGACACCAACAACTCTAAATAATTGAGTTTCAGCAGTATCATTTTCTAAAATCCATACAGTATTTGGATTAGGTGCCTGAGGTAATGACCCATTAATATTAATTACATTATTAGATATAGAAGCTACACTTGCCCTACTTACGGTGCCATCAGGCATTACTACACTTATAAAAGGATTATTTGTTGAAGGCAAGTCAGTTTCAGCAGAATCATCTACAGTAATTTGTTGTGTTGTTGCAGATTTTACTCTCCCTCCTCTTCTGATTCCAGAACGAACAGGATCAGCAATTTTTATGACAGCACCAACTCTAACTAAAGTACCAGCCTCGAGAGTCGTAGTAAAAGTAACAATCTCACCTTCTTGTGCTTGCGTGTACAGAAACCACTTACCTAACCTATGTGCTTGACCTCTAGACGTTACTGCGAATGCACGTATATTTTTAACAACGATTCCAAATTTAGCCTGTAAAGCTGTATCTTCTACAGTTTCATAGTCGAACTCTTGGGTATCCATGTCGAAAAACTGTACATTAATAACTGTGTATTTAATACGTTTTGAAGTATTTGCATAACTAAAACCATCAGCTAAAACATTAGCTAATGTAAAAAGATAACTCGGGTCAGTTGGTCTATCTTGAGTTATAGTAATCGAACCAGCTTGATAGTAAGCCTGCACTCTCATTACACTGCATAGCTCACCTACAAGTTTGTAAGCGTCTTGTTGATTTTGTATAACAGCATTGCAACTGAAACGTGGCTGTGTACCACCTTCATTATCTGAGATAAGCTCATTGTTATATACTGATGCAGAATAAAAAGCAAATTTATCTAACTGACTTTCACTTATATGCTCTCCAAATCCATATCGTTCATTAGTTAAAAGATCGTATAGAACCCAAGCGGGGTCATTACAATATTTCTTTAAAGTTTGTAAAGTTCCATTAAAAACACCACTAAAAGACAAACTACCGTCGGCTCTTACAGTTGCATTATGAGGTATCTTTATCTTGACCCCACGAACCCTAAACATAGCTTTAGGCATTTGTGGAAACTGTTCAGCATCAACTCTTAAAGCTACATGAGCTGTGTTTGGATATGCGTTTTGCTTGTCAATTATAGTTGTAAAAGAAGAAAATACTGTGCCATTCTGTAAAGTAGTTGAAGTACTGTCTGCTGTATCTCGAATCACTCTTACTGTTATAGGGAAAGAAAAACCAGATGGTATATTTATCCTGTAATCTCTAAAATATGCACTTGCTGATTTGCCAGTAATTTTATCGTCAATCGGTGTAGTAGTAGTTCCATTGTTTTGAATAATCTGTATTCTTATATCTACCGATGTTCCAGAAATATCTCCATTGTCTTCAAATTTTTGTAAAGCATTAAAACCAATAGTAACCCGAACAGCATTTATATTTGGAGTAGATATTTGTCTATTTACAGGTGTGCTATTTGTTACAGGAATACCAACAGTTTGCTCTGTCTCAATGTCTGAAATACCAGCTATATGACCTTGATTTGCTGTGCCTAACCTTGATTCAAAATGAACGTCAGAAAAATTAAAATCACTTGAAGCTGGATTGGTATTGCTTGCCGATTGTTGTAAAACTTGTGTGCCATTAAGGAATACATCTTTTAATGCACCATTATTATATTCAGTAGTGTTATGACTACCTGTTGCAGATGGAAAGCCAGAAATTTCTCCTTCGCCTAATACATGAACAACTGTTTGACGTTGAATACTTCCAAGCTGATCTCTTGGTAATTTAGGATCAGTTATTCTCTGATTTTCATTAAAACTTGGTATTGGCATTAGGCTGTACCATCTACTTGTACGGTGTCAACACCATTAGACACAATAACACTTCCTACAAATCTTTCTCCATATATTATCGGGACGGCAACACCACTTCTACTAATATTAGCTATTCCACTAAAAGCAAAATTACTGGCTTGCATTTGTGCATCATTTTGTGAAAAAGAATCACTGAAACTCGGTACAGATGGTGTTGGAGTTAAAAGTGAGGTTACTCCATCTATTACGACACTTGTTACGATTGAACTTGCAATACCACCAACCACAGGCAAAGCTCCTATTGCTGTAATTCCTGTACCTATCGCACCAGCAACAGTACTTACAGCACCTACTACACTACCTACAACTGGAATTGCTGATACTGCAGTAGCTACAGCAGCAGCGCCTGCAGAAATACCACCAAAGACGGCTGCAACTGCTGGAATCGAACCAGATGCTACAGGAATAATTTTTATATCTTCTTCTCCTTTTAAATGTAATAGCTCAAGTGGTATATCTTTTTCACCCATTTTTATTTTGTAAAACTGACTTGCCATGTGGCTTTCAACTTCAGGGAAATTACATAGTAGAAATTTAATTGCTTGTGATGGTGTATCAACGTCAGCCTCGAAAGACGATTCACCTAAAAACTTTCTAAGTTTTCCATATACTTTTATTTTTCTAAGGCTCATATCTATAAACCCCTCTGAGATTTTGTAAGTGTGCCATTTCTAATGGTTCTTTACAAGATAACTTGTGGATATTGTGATTTAGTATCATATTATCACCAACGTACATAGCGACATGATCTAAATTACCTGTCACCGATTGAAAAAGTAATACATCATCTTTTTGTATGTCATCTAATGTTTTTTGTTTTTTAAAATTTAATTTTGGTAATGCGTATTCAAATTGTGGATTTTCTATAAATTCTTTTATTTTTTTTGGCCTATTCCAATAAGGTATCTCGATATTTTTATTTTCTTTGTAATAATCTGTCACTATAGACCAACAATCATGGACAGCCCATACAAAACTTCTTCCAATTAATGAGGGTGGTTTCCAGCCAGATGGTTTAAAAGAATACCAACAATTAGATTGAGGACTAAAAATAAACCATTCTAAACCTAAAAATTCACAACTCGCTTTATCGTTATCTGATGGGTAAATTGAGCCTACAGGGTGTGAATGTACAATGCCTATAATTTCTCCGTTATCTTCACAATCTGCCCAATCGTCAGGATTAATAATAAAATATTCGTTTGCAGATTCTGCAATATTTACACAAGGCCAATATTTTTTTTCACCTTTTATGATCGCTAACAAACCGCAAGACTCATTAGGCATATTATCAAAAGCGTGTTTTTCTGCTTCAGTTTTCCAAGTCATGAGTTTATAAAAGTACCAACACCGTCAAAATCTTTTCTAGTAATTTGTCTTTTTGGAACTCTAATACCTTGCAAATCTAATACGGATACGCATTCAAATTGTACAAATTCTCTGTTCTCGACTACTTTTCTATCAATAAAATATATTTCTTGCGGTAATTCGTTTGCATCAGGAGTGCCAAAAGGATTCGAGCCAGATAAAAAATTAACATCATCTAAACTGCTTGCTAAAACTCTTCGCCTAATAAATTTAGCTCCTTGCAAATCGTTTTTTGCAGTAACTTTGTTTGTATCGATAATTAGGGCAGTTACAAATCCAAAAACATTTGAAACGGTTAATGTAGGTCTAGGTAATGTACCAGTACCAGAATATTCAAAACCTTCAGCTTGTATAGGGAATTTATCGTATTGATCGCCTTGCCAAATAATACTTGCATTTAATTGATTAGTACCAGCATGAAATCTAAAAGTTTCATTTTTTCCATGTAATAAAACATTTAATTCAATAATAAATAAGTCAAGTATTGCACTTGGATTTATACTTTGTAGTTCAGATGTTGGTATAGCCATTAGGGTTCAAATACTTGTACAAAGGTTAGATTTACTATAGCTCTGTTGTTATATGGAATTGATTTTGATTTTTTTGTGCAAATAAATTTTAAAGCACTAGCTTCATCTGTAGGAGTGTAGTCAAATGATGCTTGGTCTAAGTCACGATCATTTAAAAAAGAAAATATCTGATCTGATTCACTTTCGCTGACACTAAATGTTAAATCTAAAGTCATAGGACTTTGATTCTGCGGTAATCCAAAAAGTGTGCGATGTTGATAGCCGTCACCTAGATTTACAACAACTTTTTTTGTATTAATTGTTTTTTGTGATCCGTAAATCGGTGTGAAATTTGGAAATGTTGCCATTATTTTGCTAATAAACCTCCACTTCGTTTCTCTTTTATTAGTTGTGCTTGAACAGCAGCACCAATGACAGACCCTAATTGCTGTGCGTCTACGCTGTTACCAGCTACTTGCGAGCCACTAGCATCTACTGACACGTTAACAATATTTGTTGTATTGTCACCACCTCCCAATCTTTTATTAGCTGTAATCATTCCAGAGCTACGAGGTGTAAATAATTCGGGTCCACGTTCACCGACTAAATAACTGCCACCAGCACGTACACTACCTCCTCTAGCTTTAGCGCCTCTATATTGTGGATTAGATGGCATAGTCCCAATTTTTCCAATATTCGTGCCAGAAGCTGTTGTTAAAGATTTGCCACCTGTAACTTTGAATCCTTTTCTACCCCCAAAAATACTGCCAAGTGCATTACCTAAGAAATTACCAAAACCTGAAACTGCATTTTGTATAGCAACTTCAATCAATTTACGTTTTAGCTGATTTAATACATTTATTGCAGCCTGTCCTAATGTCTGTGTTCCCATAACTGCATCTGTAAGATTCTGTACTATTCCGTCTTCAACTGCTTTACCAATTTCCATAAATTTCTTTTTCAATGACTCTGCAGCTTCTTCTTGTTCTTTAATTTTTTTCTGTCCTTCTTCAATTTTTTTATTACGTTTTTCTTGTTCTTCATTAATTTCTTTTTCTTTTTTCAATATTTTGTCTCTGCCTTCTAGTAATTCAATATCTTTATTTATCTCATCTATTCTGTTTTGTATTCCTTTTCTTGATCTGCCATTTGCTTTCTTAAGACGATCTTCGAGTTTTTTTCTTATTTCTAATTGTTTTTTCAGTAAGTCGTTAACTTCTTTTTCTGACCCTTCATTAACTACATCGTTAAATTTCTTTTGTTCTTGCCTATGCTTAATTATTGCAGTTGTAGCCACTCCTAATAGTGTCGCTAGAGCAACTAATGGCAAAGCGTTTAAAGCCACAGCCAAAGCGCCTGTAGATATAGCTAATGCCTTTGTAGCTACAGATGCTGTTGCAGATGCTTTTGCAAATGCTATAGCACCAGCTTTAGTAGCAATAAATTTTGCAATTAATATAGTTTTTGCTGCAGATAATAAAGTTACAGCAGTAGTCAACGCTTTTACAGCAGCAGCGACACCAAGAAATATTGCTGTTGTTGCTCCTATCGGCGAATTAATAAATCCAACTACCGCCTCTGTAAGTCTTGTCAAACCTCTAATGGCTGGTAAAACAACTGGATTTAGCTTTTCTCCAATAGCTCTAGATAAATCTTCTGTTGCATTAGTTAAATTTTTAAATACTTGAGTAGGGTCTGCTGCAACTAATGCTTTTAAAGAAGCGCCACCATCTTTTTCTATTTTCTTTAACGCTCTTAAAACAACATCGCTGGTTAATTTACCTTCAGCAGCAAATTTTTTAAGTTCGCCAATCGTTACACCAAGTTCTTGTGCGATAGGTTGTAAAAGTGTAGGAACTTGTTCAGCTAGACTTCTAAATTCATCGCCTTGTAATCTGCCTGAACCTAAAGCCTGTGCTAACTGCCTAAATGCGTTAGACGCTTCCATCGTTGATGCACCAGCTAGTTTTGCAGCAGTGTTGAATCCAAAAAATGTAGACTTAATATCTTCAACCTCTACTCCTAATGGCGCTAACCTCGCTGTAATATTAGTAATACCCTCTAGCGCTTCTGTCGCACTCAACCCAAATGCTTTTTGTGCTTCAGCTGCAATCTCTTGTGATCTAGCGAAAGTGCCTGTCTGTTTTGTAAGTAGTTTTAAACGTATATTTAACTTATTAAAATTTGCTGCAGTTTTTACAGCATTCCTTGCTAATACTGTAAGTCCTATCCCTGCAATCGCAGTTTTTAATCCGCCAAAAGATTTCTGTAAAGTATTAGTTGATCTTTGAACATTAGATAAAGCTCTAGTAGCACTTGTGGCATCTACTGTTAGTTTTACATTTGCCTGTGCCACTTAAAAAAAAGTCTTTATTGTATATTACCCTAGATTGCGATTTTGTCGTTGCAATGCTTTCTTTTCTTCTTCATATTTTATTTCATAATAAGCAGCCCAATAAAACAACTCAGCTTCTGTCATGTTTATCCTGAGTTCTTGCAGTGTTTTACCAAGTTCTGTTGCTAGGAAAAATTCAAATCTAAGCCAATTATCCCCTCTTAATCTTTTTTTGCTGTTTCTACGTCTAATTTAATATCGTTGAGGAATAGCTCTAGATCATTTAATACTTTTTCTGGTAGTTGCCTTTGTAATATAGGTGCGTCTGACATATCGAATGCTGGCGTGCCATCTTCTTTTTCAGCCATTTGACAAAGTAATTGTGTAGATATTACTAACGCGTCATCTGAACCAGCTAACTGTTGCGCTCTTACTCTTGCGTATCTGGTTATAGGTTTAAAGTATAAAGTTAATTTGACTTTTCCTTTAGAGTCTACAACGTCAAATTTTCTTCTAGTGACCATTTCGTCTTGAAATGCACCAAGCAGTATGTCTGCTGTTCTTTCAGTTGCCATAAATAAATGCGAGGTAGTTTACTTAGATTGCTGATGTAATAGTACCAGAGGGTTTGAATGTGATGCTAATAGTGTTTACATCACCTAATGATGAACTTTGCTCAAAGTTTGTAACAAGACCGCTGAAGCTAATTTTCTTTGTACCGCTTGCGCTATCAGGGAAAAGCTCGAATGAAGCTGTTCCAGCATCACCAGTAACTAAAGCTGCATCTACAAATGTTGCAGTTTCGCCAGAAGCTGCATTGTCATAAACAAGTTCAGCAGAGCCTTCACCCTCTATAAGTCCACCTACGAATGATTTAAATGTATCGCCTTGCACAGTGGTTTCTTGTGTGTCTTTTGTAATAGACATTGACCAAGATCGGGTTCCAAGTACAGGGTTTACGGAAGAGCCGCCATCATCAAATTTGACTTGCCCGACATCACCTTTAACAGCAGCCATAACAATAAAAAATAAATATTTATA